CCACCCCCAACAACTGAACTTAATAACTCACTAGGCATTAGGCTTGTGCTCCTACGATATCTAAAACATTAGCGGATTTAGCGACTAATTGAACAGAATCACCCGCGATTAATTCAACGTCAGTTCCAGCGCTTATTGTACCGCTAGGGCCATTTATTGTGTAGCTAGGGTTCAACAATTGCACTTTGTTTGTCCCACCAATGAGATAATGAAAGGTAAATGCGTTCCCTTCTGCTATCGTTGGTAAAGTCACATCAACAGTGCTAGAACTGCCATCAATCAAATACGCTTCGTTATTCACCGCTGAAAAGTTAGCCGCTTTTAGTTGCCAGTTCAGCTTGATAATCTCTGGAATCTTCGAGCTATCAACAGCGGGTAGCCAGTTTGATCCGTCGTTAGTATCAGGATTATTATTGATATTAGATCCGACAACAGACCGCCAAAGCGAGCCGCTAGCCGTTTGAACTACATCGCCAGACGCATAGGTTTTGTTCTGATTCCAAACACCTAGGAAACGGATTTCAAACCAATCAGAGCTTGGCTGTGTGGTTGGGTCGTTGCCTTGGTTGCTGTTCGCAAAACTCTGGTAAAACTTACCGTCTGAACCTTCTACAATATCATTTTTATCATAGATAACTTGGCTGTCCCAAAGCGTGAAATCGCCTAATTCTTTCTCGCCGCCTACGGGGTCACGCTCAATATATTGAACATCGTTAGCATCAAGCACAACCAGCTTGGCAGAACCGCTAAAAAATATATTGGGCACAAAACCAGCTGAATCACAAACAACTGGATGCGTATTGGGTATGGTTTCTGACTCGTCTTTGTACGTTGTCAAAGGCGAGCTTGTGCCGCTTTTAAAAAAATATAGCTTAGAGCCTGGTTTAAACTCTGGTGCGGGGTTTATGAAGCGTCCGATTGGATCACCCTCCTTGCATAGATATTATGCTTACTGTAATATGAAACTGAGTTTATTTAGCGGGGACATATTATGCTAACCCAATCAGAATTATTTGCTAGACATGGTTGAAGAGGCCATTATTGTTCCTCTTCGTTCATTTGCGCCAATTTAGACGCAATAGCGGCTTTTTGTGGTGACGTTACACCTGGTAAATTAACCCTTGACCACACCGATTCCCATTTATTACGCATTGCCGCAATAGCTTTAGTTGTTGCGGTATCTTGAACCACGCCAGCAGCTATCATTGTTCGTCTGATCTGGTCATTGCTAACTTTTGGGTCAAACATTAAACGCGATAACTCAGTTATACCATCTGGGGAAATTTCACCTTTTAAAATCTTCTTGAAGGGTTCAAGCGCTGCTATATCACCAGTCTTTAACGCTGTTGCTGCCGCTTGCCGCTGGGCTGTCTGACTCCCTTGGTACAACGTTCTGAGAGTGTTTGTAAATTGAGTTTCTTTATCTAATGAGGATAAGAAAGTTTCAAATTGACGTTCGTTTTCAAAAGCAAGTTTCAAAGCATTTCTGACTTCTGGTCTTTTGCCAAAGCGTAAGGCCGCATCTGCTGTTTCTGGTATCTTTTCAATCCTGTCAGCTACCGCTTTGGTCATGCCGCCCTGAAAAGCCGTAAACTCATCAGCGCTCATTTTTGAAACTTCCTTAGCAAGCTGATCATTTGATATTTTTCTGCCCATTATTTTTGGGTTAAAAATATCCGCGCCCAATTCAGCAGCGTTAATTACACCACTATCACCCGCGAATTGTAAGCGAGCCATTTTATAATCAGCGTTCCCGCTTTTGTCTTCGATCTCTTCTAAAAGGTCATCTTTTAGTTTTCTCAAAGCGCCGATCTTACCTGATCTACGCTTACCGCTTTTTTCAGCTTCTATTAATCCGTCAATGCCCATTTTAATAGAGTGTAAGGTTTTATAATTAACGTTCTCAGGTACAAATTCAGTACCTTCTATTTTTGCTATGTCGGATGCCTCTTTTATTGCGCCAGAATTTTTTAAACGCTTAAAAAGGTTTTCAAACCCTTCACTTGGGATAAATTCACGCTCCCAAGCCGCATTATATAGTGGTTCAGCCGCCGCTTGCCTTGTGGTCATAAAGCTATCTAAATCCCCTGTAAAATCTTCGCCGTATTTTCCTGTTATTTCAGATAGTTTATCCTTTATTCGTTGTTGTTGTCCAAACTGGCGATTTTCAAAGCTTTTCATGTAAGTTCGTCCAGATGGCGTAAGCGCTGTTTGTTGCGCTATGCCTTGCATCTCTGGTACATCAGCGAGCGTTGAACCTCTACCGAGCAAAGCTCTTTGATCTAAAACGCTTTCAGGATCAATATCAGCTTCTCTTATATATCTGCTTAAAGCGCGTCCAGCCTGTTTTTCTGGCGTTGCTTCTACAATATCACCTGTTCGCCTGGCGAACTGCTCTACTAATTCACCGCTCGCTGATCCAAGTTTTTTTACAGCATCAGGGATGAAAGGTAAAACGCCTGCGATAGCCGCGTTAACTCTAGGGTCTTGCTCACTACCTGCGACCGCCGCCGCCTCTGTCATTCCAGCGCCCACAGCTGGTAGTGCGCCGAAACCCATAGTTGCCGCCGCTGTCGCGCTAGGTAGTGCAACTTCACCACCAAAAACCGCGCTAGGAAAGGCTGTCCTTAGAATGTCTTGAAAGTCTTCAATTTCTTTAAGCTCTTCAAGAGCTTCTTTGTCATTTGGGTTAATAACTCGCTTTAAGTTTGGGATAGCTTTATTTAAAGTTGCGCCTATATCCGCAAGGAAAGCACCGCCCGCCGAGCCACTTTCACGCAAGCTTTTTACTGTTAACGCTCGCTTTGTCGCTTCATCTACCTGCGGGACAATAGGTCTAGTTTTAGGTTGCTTGGCATAGAGCTGGTCTATTATATCGCCTTGCTCTCTATTCTTTTGTCTAAGCTTATCTAGTATATCCATTTGCTACTAACCTCCTAGCTCAGAAAGAACTTGTTCTCGAGTCATGTTTTTATTTTTCATGGCTTCTTGTATCTGATCTTCTGATATGTCACCTAGAACTGGGTGCTTTATTATACTTGCCTTACTTTGCATTTTCTTTAGTGCAGTAAGTGTGGAGTTTTCACCAAAATAAGTTTTTCTTGCTCTATCGCTTACGCCTGCCCTTCTTGCTCGCTTCTGAGCATCTTCATAACCACCTATTAGTGTTGGTATTTCTGCGCCAGCCACCTGTCTAGCAGTTTGTAAAAAAGCATCTTTATCGAATAAATCTGGATTTGTGGGATCTCCATATCTTTGTAGCTCATCAGCTATATTTACACCCTCTTCACCCTTACCGCGCAACATATCTAATAGCAATGATGCTGGATTTGCGGAGTTTGATAAATTCTCAAAATCTTGATTCGTAACAATACCAGGTGATAGCAGTCTAGCCATAGAAGTCATTGCAGAGGCGATCTTCATTCTATTAAGTTTTCCATCGCCTGATAGAATATTGTCAATCTTACCGAAAGAAGAAAGAACCTCGCCACCTCGCTTGTTAAATGTCTTAACAGAGTCGGTAGCGACCTTTCTTTCTTCTTTCAAGAAGTCTGGGTTAATAGGTGACGGGTTTTTCATCTTCTCCACCTCTGCCCGATACTTAGCAGCTTTGGCTTGTTCGGTTTCAAGTATGGCCGCGTCCAAAAGAGACATACCGCCCCTACTAGCCAAAAAGCCCTCTTCAACACCTGCTCTATCTGCTACATCCAACAACTGATTAAATTTATTCATATCGCCACTATTCAGCGTATCAATCAACAAATCTGTATCATCTGTTTCGCCGCCAAGCGTTTTGATGTCGTTATGCCTGTCAGACAAAAGCTTAACCGCCGCGCCCATCTCACCAGCTTGCGCCAGGTCTTTGATTTTACGCATGTCTTGAAAGAACGCTGTTTTGCGCTCCTTGCTCAACTGGCTAAAAGTGCCTTGCATAGCTGTAGCTCGTTTCGGGTCGATCGCCATCAACTGTTGAAAGTCAGCATTGGTAGACGGATCAAAGCCCGCTTGTCCTAGTTGCCCGCTTAGCGCGTTGGCTAATCTGTCAGCTTTAATTCCGCGCCCAGCCTGATAGCCTTGAAGAGCCTGTAAAATATCAATCGCCATTTAAACGCCTCCAGCTAAATAGCCGCCAATATTAAGTAAATTCTGCACCCCGCTCTGTAACGCCGCATCCTTAGCTAATTCCGCTTGTGCGTTCACATCGCCGCGAGATAGCGCCAAGTTAGCTAGCGTGGAACCTTCGCCTATTGCTAGGTTAGCCAGTATCGTTGCTAGATTCTGTTGCTGCTGAGCATCGGTAATGCCAGCACCAGTTAATAGGTTGCCGATATTTACCGCACCTGAGCCAATTATATCACCTAAGCCCGCACCTTGCTGGCTTGCTAAATCAGCTAGTGCGCTTGTACTACCTGTGATCTGTCCGGCAATATCTCTACCCGCTTGCGCTCTAAGATTGCCGATACCTGAGCCTGTACCACTGATTAAGTTGGCTATGCTTTGACCAGTACCCGACTCAAGTGAAGCACCTTGACCGGCTAACGCTCTTGCAATGTCAGCACCTTGGCCAAACAAACCCGCCTGCTGGCTAGCAGTTTGCCCTAGAAGGTTAGCGCCTAGCTCGCCGGCTCGCTGTAGCGTCAGTGCGCCTTGGCCAAAAAAAATAGCTCTAGATTGCGCTGCACCTAAACGATTAGCTGCACTAGCAATATTTGCTTGTGTTTGCATACTGGCGTTTTGTGCTGCTAGATTACCTTGTTGCTGTCCAGCTTGGCTTAAGAATTGCCCCGCTTGACCAGCGGCTTGCAAGCCTTGGCCACTTAGCGCCGCTAGATTATTGATCTGGTTTTGTAACTGAGTGCTCGCTAGACCTTGGCCAAATTGCGTTAATTCTCGTAACACTTCGCCACCACCTAAGCCACCTGTCGCGCTACGCTGGTTAATAATCGACCGCTCGCCTTGCTCTCTTAAAAACTTCTGAGCGGGTGATTCTATTAACGCCTGGTCAAACGCTTCTTGACCACCCACACCAGACAACGCCGCTTGAAGCTTCTGAGCTTGTAAACCTGTTGGAGAGTAAGCCTGTACTCCTTGCGCCGCTTGCTGGAATAGCGGTTGGCCCGTTCTTGGATCAACACTACCCGCGCTTGCACCGAAGCTACCAGCCAGCGCGCCTTGACCGGCTTGTAGTTGGCCTAGCGCACCCGTAGCACCTTGCTGAAGCTGAGACATGCCACCCGCTAACGCACCGCCTAGTAAACCTCTAGCTTGGCCTAGCTGGTTTTGTGCAAACTGATTACCGCCCTGAAGCATTCCCATAGCTCTATTCTGGCCTGTTTGCAATGCTTGTACGCCGCCTTGCATACCCGCTCTGGCTGCCTGTTCAGCACCGGCTAAGCCGTATTGAGGTACAGGCTGTTGTGCCACTGGGTTAAACGGTACAGCGCCGCCCACAGGTTGAGCCTGTACCGCGCCTTGCATGGCTGTGGGTCTGGGAATCGGCCCCGCCGCTGTCATCATCATTGGTTGCGCTACTACTGCCATTTATTGTAACCCCGCTAAAAGCTTAGACATAAAGCCGCCTGAAATATCGCCTAGTTGTGGTTGTTGTGGCTGAGCTTGACCGCCTAAAGCGCCCCTTGCAAAGTCAACCCAATTGTCAAGCATCTGCTGGCGATTTGCCGGAGCTTGCTCTCTAGCCAATTGCGCACCCGCTTGAGCAACTGGTTTAATCTCATCCAGTCTCGCTTGGTGATCCCGTTGCGCTTGAACCACTGGTAATGTCTGCTGGAAAAAACTTAGATCTGGAGTTTGGGCTTGGAGCGGTTGTAATCCGCTGTAATCTATTTGACCACCAAGTATTGCCGCTTGTGCCATCGGTAAGCCCGCTAAGATCGCTTGCTGAGCACCTACATTACCTTGCTGAAATACGTCTGTTTGTGCTGGTAGTGATTGGCCAAACACATCGAGCGCCCCTTGATAGCCGCCGCGCTGTACCTGCATCGCTTGAGGGAATAAGCGATTTATATCAGTCCTAGCTTGATCAATGCCTTCTTGTTGTAGACGTTCAGCAGCCTTTAGACCTTTCAGTCTATCTGATTGCGCATCTTTAGCCGCTTCACGTTGCTTAGCTGACGAATACGGAATTAAACCACCAGTAATACCTGTTATCGTGCTTGTATCTAACCCTAGCTTGTCTTTAAACCAGCCCATAATAACCTCTAAACTAAAATCCAGCCTTGTGTTCTATCGCCGCCTATATCCGCATTGCGCTTGATATATAGCAGATTACCCGCGCCGCCTGTTTCATCTAAATATAACGCACCTTGATTCGCTTCAACCACTGTTTCTGGCGCGCCCGTACCAATAATCAACGCGCGTTCACTGATCAATCTAAGCCATGTATTAAACTGTGTAGACGGTGCGCCTTGTTCGCCTGTTAGCGCCCTATCTGAGCTTGGCTGTACTACTCTAGTTACCACGTCTACCGCTCCTTATGTTCGCTTCAAGCTTAATGAAAACTGGCTTGACAGGATCACTCATTACGAATTTAAATACAGCGAACCTTGGGAATCGTCCGAGCTTATACCACACCGCACGCTTGAAATACTCGCCAATCTTGCCGATTGATCTGTTGATCTCATTGTTAAACGTCTTACCGTCAACTGACGTTGAAAGCCTGACTTGTGGGTCTTCAGTTGTGAAGTCGCCAACACCGCTTTCAAAGGTTGCTTCTAATTCGCTAACCGCTAAAGCGTTACCCAAATCAGCGAAAGGCTGTGTTGCCATTACTCTAATAATCTCGCCGCCATATTCTGTATAAGTATCAACTTCTACAGATCCAATTCGACCGTCTTGGCTATCTCCACATAGAACCTTATTATACGCTGTAACGATAGAGTTTACACGCCAACGGATTGTTTCAGTTAAGCCTTTAGAATTAATTATCTGGCTTTTACGCTCGTTCCAGCGACCCGTTACAGTGTTGTACTCAAAGGTTGCTGTGGGTAGCGAAAATCCGACAAAGTACGCGCCGTTTTGCGCATACGAATAAGCAAAGGCTTGCTGTATCTCTTGCTGAGTATAATCTTGTAACGCTGAATCAATCGCAGTAGTAGATATCTTTTGCGCTGCGTTACCAGATAACGCCCATATTGCTGGGCTTTCGTTCGTACCACCACCAATCCACATAAACGTATTATTCGCGCTAATCATCGAGAAGGGAGCAAAGCAACCTTTATCAATAAAAAAGCCTGTGCGCTGAAAAGGAAAACCACCCGCACCTACGTTCTGGTGCTCTTCAATTGTTTCTGATCCAGCAAGGTAGAGCTTGTTGTTATAAACATGCAAACTTACAAGGTTATCTGGATCAGATTCAGCACTACCGAAATCTAACGCACTCCAAGACAAGCCATCATTAGCATCAGACTTGATAAACTTTTTCGTGTCAGTTGTGCAGACAAAGAAGCTATCAACAAACGAAACTATCTGAGGCGCGCCGTTAGCTGTAAAGCCCGCGTCTGTGATTTGCTGGAATACAGTGCCAGCGCTTTCGTCTATAATGTAGCCGTTACCACCTGGAACCAGTATCATCAACTGAGTTCCGTTATCAGCCATTGATACGCGCTCATCACCTGGAATTTCGCCTAGCTCAACAGTACTGAAAACCTCGTTACCATCCGTATCAAAGGAGCTATCAACCCTATAAAGCGTAGTACCGTTCAAAAAGTAAGGCTTGCCCGCTTTAACATGCGCCCCACGATTCGCGCTCTCAATAATACCAGTGGTTAATAATTGGCTAATACCAGGACAACCAAATAGCGTTTCTTGGGATAGTGCGCCTTGTGTTTGTGGTGCGTTCACATACCAGTTAACACACTGCTGAGCGCTAATCGGCAGTGAATCGGAAACATAAAAGCCGTTTCCTATCGGCAAGTTGATTTTAGGCATCTATCTAGCCTCTACAATAAAATAGCTATCTTGTTCCGCTGTTACATTGCTAACGCTGGTGTTGTTGGTGACTTCTAAAAAAATATAATCATTTTGGTCTAGTTCAGTGTTTATATTGATATTGAAAAACGCCACGTCACGCCCACCTACTAGCGCGTTAACTTGTCTAGTTTGATCCAATACAGTCACTACCCCGCCTAATGAATCATCCCATTTTGAAACACGTAGCGAAAGCACATCATTTGCCGCCGATTCAAGTGTGAAATCTGCGAATATTTTATACTCTCTGGGAGTGTTGCCTAGATGCCTCAATTGCCCTTCCGCTGGATTGTCAAAGTGTTGTAAGTCCTGTGTAGTCCATAGCGCGGCGGCCAACGTTTCGAACACACCAATTGTATTGATGGTCGTAACAGTTGAAGTACTAACGCCAATCGAGCCGCCCTCAAAGGTGTTAGGCATGCCGTTGTTGTTTGTCCATGAACAGACAATCGCGCTTTCACTTATATTTGGCGTTATATTAGTATCGGTAGCGTCAAACGCACCATTCCTAGTAATAATAACTCCGTTCAGTTGCAAAGTTGAAGGATTTACAAAATTAGATTTTTCAAAATCAAGAAAGGAAGCGTTAGTAGGCAAATCTATATTCTGATTAGATCTAAATCTCGAATTCATTGTGAAGCCTGCACCAGCTTTGAATAGTGAATAGTTGCCGTCAGTCATGCCCCTTACGATACTTGTGTCTATGAAATAACCACCTAACCACGTTCCAGAAAGCGTTAATTCAGGTTTGCCCCCGAATCGACCTGAACCGACTTCTAAACCTTGCCTATAACCTGATATTTCACCAAGAGATGTGCAATCGTTGTAGTTTACTCTTGCGAATTCGAACGCGTCAAACCCCGTTGCACTAACTATATTATACACCTGAGAGTCTGTGCCTGTTACCTCTACGCCGTAATCTTTACCGAGAACGTTACCAGAACCCCCAGCAGGTGACACAAACATGGTATAGTTCGGTTCACTTGATGTAAGTTTGGACAAGTCGAAATTATAACCCGTTAAGCTCAATCCGCCGGGTGGCACTTCTATTGACTGCGCCCCCATATTGATAACGCCATCAATAAAATATTCTTTTGTGCTGTCAAGCGTACCAGACAAATCGCTCGCCTGCGTCACTACAACTCTCTCGGAAAGGCCGGTTTCTGGGTCAACAGTATTACCTAGAGTAATAACGCTCCCGTCTTTTGTTATAGAGATCCCTTGACCAGCAACAAGCGAAGCCATATCCGGCGCGCTAGTAGCTAAATTCTCTATTAACGCAACGCCTGTAGAATCCTGATCAATATTTAACGCCGCTGTAACGCCATCCTCAGCAGTAATGCTAAATGTAATACCGTTACCATCCTCTAGCTTTCTAATCTCGTAATCGTTACCACTCGGATTATTGAGTATAGGTGTACCCAACGCCGCACCAGTGGAAGTTAGCGAACCCGTTACACCTAGATTAGTTTTCAGATCACCATAAGTAACTTTGAAGTTTTGACCATTAGAAACAATCGTAACCAGGTCAGAGTCGTTTAATGTGGTTGCGCCGGTAAATTGGCTAATTTTCTGCCCGTTACTCATTCGTGGTGTCCTCTAACTGAATATTTCCGTTTTGCTCATCAAGTAACGGATTACCTTGGCTTTGGTAAAAGTGATCATTAAACGCGCCGCACTCATTACCGGAGCCAATAGGCAATGTTGATGGATGCTGTACAACAACAGGAGCCATAGAGATCCTATAGATAGTGTCTAGGCCTTCTCTGGCGTTTTCGTAAAGTGTCGGGCCTACATCAATGTCATAAGAGTTTAAGATCTTTAGCGCTACATTAAAGATAATACCCTCAAGCGCGCCGTCAGGAACGGTGATATAGTCATCCGGAGATTCAACTTTCGTGTAACCAATAGGCGCACGAATAGCCAGTTGCGCCATATAGCGGTTCATATAACGAACGACAAACTGGAAGTCAACTGCTTCAATCGGTTGTTCGTTAGCCTGTAGCAAGATCTCTTGCAATATATCGTTAACAACTGTTTGAGCAGTTTCCATTTTTAAGCCTCTTTAGATTTTGGCTTGGCTGGTGCTTTCTTCTTCGCTGCTGGCTTCTTATCGTTCCAACCTAGAGAAAGCGCATATTCAAGAGATTTATCGTTAACTAGAATTTCTGTGCCATCTAGCTTGTAGAGCTTGTTCATGGTTTCACCTTGTCGGTTGTTGGGTAACTTAATAAAAGCCCCTCACTAGGAAGGGCTTCTATAAACCACCTGACTAAGCTACGCCGAAGCCTTGGCCCGCCATGAATGGGTTGCTTGTGCCATAAGCCGGACGCAAGTCAAAACGAACAATTTGCTTATTCGCTCTAACGTCTGAATCCTGAGAACAGCGCATAACCAAGCCATCGCGAGACTTGTAGATCGTATCAGTTGACTTAAGTTTCTTAATATCAACGTATGCAATCGTAAACGCATCTGGATGCCAGAACAAATTAGGCTGGATCACAGTTGAAGCCGCGCCGCCTAGCGTTACCACATCACCGCTAACAATAGCGGAGTCAGTAGTATTATAAGCGCCTGAAGCCTCATAGATGCCTGGGCCTGTAATGGTTAACGTACCCGCACCAGAACCATTCAACGTCACGTCAGTTGTTACCGTACCAGTAAACACAACCGCGCTACCGTCAGCTTTAACAGCCGGATTACGCGTTGATAGGTTCAAACGATTACGGCCCGTTACTTCAATTGTTTCACCTGCTTTGATCTCTAGGTTAGCTTGGAAACCAGAAACAGCAATTTGCTGAGTCATAGTATCTTTAGCCGCCACATAAGTCACAACAGGATCAGAAGCCACCGCACCAACGCGATCAGCACCAGCGCCAGTGACATAGTTAGCAAGCGTTGTTGCTGTGTACACGTCAAAGCCCGCAAAGTTAGAGCTAACCTTGGCGCGCTCTGTTGCTGTGCCAACTTCTGGGTTTACGCCTAGTGAACGCTGTTCGTTAGCAATAGCCACTTGTGAATAAGGGTTTAGAAAGTAATTCCAGCG